CCTCGACGAATTGCATTTCAAACTCGGCCATGCCGCCGGCCTGGCGCGTCTCGCGCACGGTGTATTCGCGCGCTTGCACGAGGATCGTATCGCGTTGCAACCATGTCGGCAGAGTCAACAGGCCCGGTCCCTCGGCCTCAAGCGCGAGGACCAGGAGCTCCCGCCATATCTGATAATCCGGCCCGATGACGTAGCCGGTCACTGGAAAGCGCCGCGCCGAGCGGCCCATGTCCTCGGCGTACGGCGTGTCGCGCTTGGGAAACTCATGGAGCACAATGCGCCGGCCCGAGGTCCGCGAGTTGGCATCGACATGGAACGGCGCCAGGCGAAAGGTCGCCGGAACGAGCATCATGCGCCAGAGCGGTGTTGCCATTTATGCGCTTTCGCTCGCGTAGGGGATTGTGCTCCCGCGGTGCAATGCGACCTCGGAAAACGCGCCGGCCGACGGCGACGAGCTCGTCGGCGCGCGCCCGTAGCCGGGGAGATCAATGCGGACGGTCGCGGCGCCCTCGATGCGTGCGACCTGAGATTGCCGGGCGGCGGCGTCCATCATGCGATCGCGCGGCACCGCCGGCGGGCGCGGCTTGTCGCTTTGCGGCGTGGCGACCGGCGCCGTTGGCCTGGCGTGGCGCGCCTCGTAGTCCTGTCGCGTCATGACCTCGGCGCGGCCGTCGCGGCCGATATGCAGCATCAACGGCCCGTTTTTGGCTTGCTCCAGAAGCGCCCGCTTGAACGCCGGCCATTGCTGGCGCGGCACGGCAAAGCATCCTTGCGTGTAAAGCCGGTCGAGCGTCGCGCCCGAACCGGGATGAATCTGGATACCGGCGCGCGGACGACCGGGATATCGCGGATCGTCGATCGTGCCGCCGGCCCCGCCGAGCCCGGCGATCGACCCGATCCGCCGCCCGACCGGACCAACGTCGCCGAAATTGATCGGATAGTCGCCGAACGGCACCGAGCCGCGGCCGCGGCCGCCCGAGGCGTAACCGAATGTCTGCCCGCCGACCGTGACCGCGCCCTGAATACGCGAGGGCCGGCCGGCCTGGTCGGGAGACGCGCCGCCGATCGCCTCGGCGACCTTGCTCCCCATTGGCGGGCTTGCACCGCCCGAGCCATCGCCGGCGCCCTGCCTTGTCCCGCCGCCGCCGAGCGAGGCACGGATCACGCGCGCGGCGCCATCGCCGCCGGTGCCGCCATGCGCGCCCGGTCCCTCGGGCGCACCCTCGTCGAGCGCCCATTTTTTCAGGCCCTCGACGACACCCTCGGCGATCGTCTCTTTCGCCTTGTCGTCACCGCCGGCGCCGGTGAGCGAGGCGCGCATGACTTGCGCGCCGCCGAACGTGTCGCCGCCGTAGGACATTTTTTGCGGGCCGGTCGGCGCTACTCCCATAAATTGCTGAAACGTGCCCCAGAACGTCGAGAGGTCGTTAATCCCCTTGATGATGCGCGGGACCAGGTCGGCGATGCTCGTGAGCGACTTGGTGAACGTGTCGAGCGTGCCCTCCGTCGTAAGCTTTTGCGTGAGCGCCTCGAACGCATTGCCCATGCGCCAGATTGAGTGCTCAAAGGCGTCGGCGGCGTTCTCGTCCTCCTTGGTCGTGGCGCCGACGCTGGCGCGCCATTCCTTGATGAGCTTTTCGCGTTCCTTGCGGTTGGCGTCGGCGAGGCCCGGCGGGAGCCCGCGGCTTTTCAGGAAATCGCGCCGGTGTTGCGGATCGTGCAACTGGTCGAGCTTGTTGAGGATGAGCTCAAGCGCCTCGGCGTTGGTCTTGGTGTGGCGCAATTGCTCGGCAAATTCGCCCTGGCCGCGGAGCCGCAAATCCTTGGCGCTTTCGCCGATGCCGAGCCGCGTCTTGTGCATCTCGGCGGCAAAGTCGCGAAAGCCCTGACGCATTTCGCCGGCTGATATACCAAGCCGCCGGCCGACCGCCTCGAGGTCGCGCATCCGGTCGATCGAGACGCCGGTTTCCCGGCTCAGGCGCGACAGGACCTCGGTCGTTCCGGCAAAGCCCTTGAGCGCGGTAATCGCCGTCGCAATGGTCGCGCCGACGCCGGCAAAGCCGACGCCAACCGCGCGCAAGGCCGGGACGACCGTCGCGTTGAGCGCGGCGCCGACATTGCTCGCCGCCTCGCGCAAGCCGTCGAAATGCCGCTTGACCTTGGTCGCACCGTCGCCGCCGCGGTCGCTCAGGCGGTCGAGCTCTTTCTTGAGGTCATTGAGCGGCTTGGAGAATTTGTCGACGACCTCGACAACGACCTTAATCGCTTCGTCCTGTTCGGCCATTTACGCGCGCTCGGTTGCCAGCATATTGCCGCGGTGCGTCTCGACCTCGGTAAACATGCCGCTCGCCTCGGTGCTCGTGCGCGTCCCGCGCGGAAAGCCGTTGAGCATGACGCGCAAGGATGCCGCGGCCTCGGCCCGCGGCGCGGCCTGGTCGGTCGTCGATGCCTCGTGCAACCGTTCGCGCGGCACCGCCGCCGGTGCCGGCGGCGGCGGCGTATCGCTTTTTGGTGCGGACCCGCCCGGCGGCGCGCCGGTGTAGTCCTCGACGCCGGGCAAGCCGCGCTGATACTGGCGCGCGCGCTCGTTCTGATACCGTTGTGCCGGCCTGAGATACTCGCGCAAGAACGCGATCGCGGCGCCGGTGCGGCCCGAGTGTTTCAGTTTTTCCCAAAGTTTCGGGTAGCCGGTTTGTAGCCGATGCAAGAGGAATTGCGTCTGCAAGCGCGGGTCTTGCCAGCTTGCGCCGGGATGGTTTTCGCGCAACCAGCGCGAATAATTATTCCACTCGGCGCCGCCCTCTTGATAGAGGCCGTGCGCGTACTGCGCCTCGCCGCCATAGGCCGGCTGGTCGGGATGCCGCAAGGTCGGGTCGAAACCCGACTCCGATCCGATATTCGCCAGGATGCCGGCGATCGCCTCGTCGGACAGGCCCGCCTTGCGGAGCTCGTCGACAACGGCGCCGGCAACGCCGCGCCGGTTGCCCGGTATGCTGGCGCGCCCGCCGGGCGCCGGCTCGCTGTCGTTGTCGCCGCCACGCCCGCCGCGACTCCCACCGCCGCCGCCGAGCGAGGCGCGGATCAGCGCGGCACCGCCAAAGGTGCCGGCGCCGCCGGTATCGAACGACATTTTCTTGAGGCCCTCGACGACGCCCTCGCTCGTGCCTTGCTTGATCGTGTCCTTGGCCTTGTCGTTGCTTTGCGGCGTCGCCGCCGGATGCTCGGGATCGACGGTGCGGAATCCCATGCCGAACAATTGCTCCCAAATGGTGAGCGGCCGGCCCGGCGGTTTCGGCAAATGCCATTCTTCCGAGCGCGGCCCGACGAGCTTGTCGCCCAACGATCCCGGCGCCGGCTTGCCGATGCCGCGAATGGCATTGTTGATCCTGTCGATCGAGTCGAGGCTCGACTCCAGCGACTTGACGACGCCCTCAAGCGTGCCGTCGCGCGCCATCTGTTTCGTGAGGGCTTCCCACGAATTGCCCAGGTCCCATAACGATTTTTCAAATCGTTTCGAGGCGTCGATCGCGCCCTTGTCGGTCGCCCCGACCTGCTTGCGGTATTCGGCAACAAGGCGCTCGCGTTCCGCGCGCGTGGCGGCGGCAAATTCCGGCGGGAAAAAATGCAACGCCAGAAACCGCCGCCGCTCGGTCGGGTCGCGGATTCGGTCGAGCTCCTGAAACATCAGAGCTTCGGCTTCCGCGGTCGTCTTGGCCTGGCGCAAGCGGTTGGCGTATTCGGTCAAGCCGGCCTCGCGCAAGCCGGTCAACGTCTCGCTTTGCACATGCGCGCGGATTTTGTGCATCTCGGCGGCAAAGTCGCGAAAGCCCTGGCGCATTTCCGCGGTCGTGGCGCCAACGCGGCGGCCGACGGCCTCGAGCTCGCGCATGTTGTCGATCGTGAGGCCCGTCTCGCGCGACAGGCGGGAGAGGACGTCGAGGTTGCCGGCAAAGCCCTTGAGCGCCGTCACCGTCGCGAAAATCGTGGCGGCGATCCCGGCAAAACCAAGCCCGAGCGAGCGCAACGCCGGCAAGAGCGTGATGTTGAGCGCGCTCCCGACGTTGCGGATTGCCTTGCGGAAATTCTCGAAATGCCCTTGCAGCTTGTCAACGCCGGGCGCCTTGTCGCCGACGCTGTTGAGTTGCTTCCGCATGTCGTCGAGCGGCTTGGAAAACTTGTCGACGACCTCGACGACGATCTTGACGACCTCGTCTTGCTCGTTAGGCATTTTTGTCCTTGAGCGCGATCAATTCGCGAATGAGGTCGTGGATTTGCGACATGGGGAGATCGGCGAAAGCGAGCGGACTACAATGGAAATTGAGCGCGAGGCCGATGCAATCGCCGATCAAATCTTGCCCGGCACCGGCACGAAAAAAGGCGTGACGCCCCAGGCGCATGTGATGAAATCGCGCGTCGTCAGCGAGGCGATCGAGGACGGCGGCACGCCGGCGAGCGCCGAGAGCATCGCGTTCATGCGCTTTTCATCGTGGATAATTTTCGGCGGGTCGGAGATCGGATCGAAGATCACCGGATTGCCGATGCTCAGGAGATCGCGCGCGGTCGGCTCGCGAAACACGAGCGTCGTCACGGTTTGCCCATGCGCCTCGATTGGCCGCGTGAGCTCGCATGTATAGCCCGGCAATGGCGACGCCGGCTCGGACTCGGGGATCGGCGGCGCCGTTGCCTCGCGCGCCTTGATATCGGTCACGTTCATTGGCGCTTATCCTTATGCCGCCGCGGCGACGAGCTCGTCGCAAGACATGCCCTCAAAGCGGACATGAAATTGGCCGTCGCGCGTGTTGACGGTCGATCGCTCGGCCCGCCAGGCGTTGCGTAAGACATAAACGGAGCCGTTGGCCGCCTCGACGGTGATGGTCGAGTCGGTGACCGCGTCGATTGCCTCGACGCTCGTGCCTTCCAGCGTCGAGACGTCGCCGGCGACATACGGGACAACCGGCAATTCGGAATAGCCGTGCACCGCGTCTTGCCCGGCGATGCCGGTACGCTCGTAGCGTGACGGCATGACCTCAAGGTTGCCGCGGACGGCGAGTTGCCGGCCGTCGACGGACCAGTAGGCGACGCCCGCAAATCTATTCGACATGGCTCAAGCTCCTTTCGGTTTCGGGTTACGCCGCGAGCGCGAGCGGGAATTGCAAGCGGAATTGCGCGAGCACCGCGAACATTCGCAATTGGTTGATGACGTCGGGCGGATAGAGGACGTTGACCCTGTTTGGATCGACGTCGTCGCGCTCGACGATGAGCGCGGCCTTGAAGGCGTCGCCGTTCTCGACCAGGCCGTCGTATTCGCAAACCCGATACTCGGCGACGAGCTCGGCGCGGATGATGTTCGGCGTCACGATCGCCTGGCCGGGTCCGAACCGCGTGCCGTTGTCGGCCAGTTTCGAGCGCGGGTATTTGTTGGTGATCGACTGCCGCATCCGCCGGAACAACTCGGCCAACGTCGCGAGCGTCGTCATGAGCTCGTAGGCGTTGTCCTGTTGCCCGAGCGTGTTCTTTTGATACGTCGTTTGCTCGCGGGCGAGCGACGATATCTCGCCGGCATTGACGATTTGTATGGCGAGGCCGACGCCGGCGAGCGCGTTCAATTGCGTCTTGTTAAAGCGCAAGTGTTTCGGCGCCGGCGTGATGCCGTCGAGCGTCAGGGTTTGCAACGGCCGCGCCGGGTCGATCGACAAGGCCCCCGCGGCGCGCGCGCAATAGGCGCCGACCCATTCGTAGAGCGGCGACGGCGAATCCGGCTCGATCGCCAGGAGCGAAACGACGCCGGAATTGTTGGTCGGCCCGTAGGAAAACAGGTTGGCATAGGTGTCGCGCTTGGCCGAGATCACATGGCCGTAAACCTCGCGCAACCACCCCCACCGTCCCGAGTCGGAAAACCCGTATTCGGTTTCCCAGGCGATCAGCGTGCCCGAGTCGTTGAAGCCGAGGCCGACGTATTCGTACGGCTCGTCGCCGAGGTTGGCGATCGCGGTCGTCCAGACCGGCGTGCCGACGCCGCCCGAGAGGACGGCGGGCGACGGCAAGGTGACGCCGAGGCCCGGCGGCAACATTTCGCCGCCGTTTGGCCCGAGCACGTTGAGCGCAAGCCCGATATCGTTGCCGGTTAATCCTTTCCATTTGGCCGTCAGCGTGACGACCGCACCGGCGGCCGCCGCGGTCACCGGCAGGTCGGGCATGGCGGTGATCGCCGCCGCGATGTTGGTGCCGACCGTCGCAATGGGATCGGAGGTGGCGACGCCGACCGATACCTTTTGTCCGGCGACATAGAGCGCGAGCTCGCCGGCTTGCGTCGGCGGCGTCGTCACCGTGACGGTGCCGCTCGCGGCAACGCCGGCGGCCGGTTGCCCCATAGGAAGCAACAGCACCGGCGTCGACTTGTTGAGTTGGAAAAACCGCGCGTACATGCGCGCGAGCGGCGAGCCAACGCCGGCAAGGTTGTTGGCGTCGGCTTGCGAGCCACACGCGATCGGCACGTCGGTCGGTGCAACGCCGGCGGTGAGTTTGTAGTCAACAAGCAACGCATACTTGTTGTTTGTCGGCGTGCCCGCTTGCGAGGGATCGACCTCGATGTAAACGAGCGGCAGTTTCCAGCCTTGCGGGATGGAA